ATGCGATACGAAGATGCAATCAAATCGGCGGCCTTCAGGAAGGCGCTGGCGAAATCGATCAAGGCGAATCCAGAGCGCAAGGCATGCAAGCGCGGGCACAATCTGGTGGACCCGAAGGCAGGCCACATTCATGTGGGAGATCTGATGCGCACTGGCCACCGCACGTGCCGCACATGCTGGAAGAAACAGCAGGACGCGTACCTAACCAAGCTCGCGAAGGCTACCAAGAACAGCTAACAGGCCACTGCGCTGTATCAGCCCCGGCTACGGCTGGGGCTTTGTTTTTGCTTCAACTTTAGCGCCGCCTACGCCGTGACTGGTAAAGCTCAATTGGCGTGATAGCAACGTTACCTCGAAGGCGAATCTTCTGAAGACTTCTGAAGGTCCAACCTTGTGTGCCCCATGTTTTTGCCACGGCGTCGGGCAATGAGATATCGAACTTCCTCCATCCATTCGGTTGAAGAGTCCCTTCCACGGGTAACTTGTATTCATTGCCGTATCCGGGCGAGTTTCGATAGGGGCCACCGGTTCCCACGTCAAACCTAATCCACTTCTGTGGTGTTTGGGAGCCATCACGGGACGCTAATCCAACCAGCATGTAAAGCATCGTAGTGGTTGAATATGTTGCAGAATACTTCACACGATCAGACAGAGTTAAATTGGGTTCGAGAATTTTGTCCAAGGCGCAGCCGGGGTCCATCTCGATGGAAATAGAACCGGGCACCGGGGCGTCTAATGGCGACGACCATTTTGCTGTGGTGAAATCCCCTTCGGCGACCGTCCATCCGTGGTTTATGGGTGAATCGGGAAGGTAATCGAAACGGATTTCGATTTTGGGCTTAGGCCGCAGACCTACATAGCTAAGTACGAGAGCGACGAACGCCCACACTCCTGCCTCCTCCCGGTGGGCCTCAATAAGTTTCATCAGAACATCCCAAGAGGCGTGGTCAACGAACCAGTGGAATATGTTTCCGAGTAATCGCATTCGGTGGATATTCTACTCCCCAGCAGGCCCGGCCCCGGCCATCGCTGCGGTCATTTGTCTGCGCTCGGCGGCCTCGCACACCAAATAATTCCGGCATGCCGGGTTTTCAGCGTTTCGATTTCAAAATGCGGGTGGGATTATTTAAGGAGAACAAAAGCGCCGTTTCTATCGGTAGTGCATAGGGCTGATGGCCCGCACCCCTTCCCGGCGCTTCTGCGGCAGTACGTAACTATCTCCGCTGTAGCCAATGAGAGCTACACAAGTCCAGCGGGCTGTTAGCCTAAAATGTTTCCACCCTGAAGCTGCTGCTGCTGGCTATCGTTGATTTCCAGACACTGCAGGAGCAGCATCTTGTTTCTCTCGTCCGGGTTCTGCACGGCCTGAATCTGAAACTGGCGGCCATTGAACCACACCTGCATGGCAGCGGTGATGCCGGTGCGCGTGGGCGCTGGCCCGATGTTCTTCCAAGTGAGACCGGTGCTCGGGTCGCCATCTTCCGTAAGGCCGCCCAACACTTCGTTCCAATCAGGCGCTGATGCGCCGCTTAAGCCACCGCCGCTCTGCGCCTGCTCCAAGTCGCCGTTTTCGTCTACCACCAGCGCGCCGCCCAGGTACTGAGCGTTTGCCATCCAGCTTGGTGCACCAGCGATGTAGCGGATAACAACTTGATGGGAAACTTCAGAAACAAACTCGTGGGCCGCAAACTTGTCTTGACCACTCAGTGCTTCTACGCTGGCCCAGACGTTGGCGTAGAGAACATCTACGGATAGGTTGGTCCCACCCATCGAATCCTGCACCGGTGAAACGCGAACAATCGAAATGCGGTTGCGTAACCGGCCCACATTCAAGGTGGGCGATCTGCGCTGTGCTTGAATTCCCCAGCCCATGAATCCTCCTAATCCACATCACCATCAAGGTAGTTAATCTCGTAATCCAGATGGTTTGCGTAAATCGTGCCGTGCGGAATCGGCTCCGAATCATCCGCATTTAACTTTAGCCACACTCCGTGCACTTCCGCCTCGCCCGCTGGCAGCGCCCCGTCAATCGAAAGCATCACCTGATTCAGTACGCGCGCAAGCTCTTTAGCGCCGCTGTAAGTTGTGCCATAGCAGGTGAAGCGAAAACGTGAAGTCGTGAGTGCTCCGGTACCCGCCATGCTTTCCTGCAGGGGCTGCCCGGACACCTGCTGATACACGATGTACGGCATTGGTACTTCACTCGGCGCAAGAGTCGGGAAGATGCCTGTGGTGCTATCGCTGCGCGATGCAGCAGTGCCCAGCAGCGCCTGCAGTGCAGCGTTGGTGGATAGCACGGCATAGAGTCCTTCAATCAGCATGGGGATGCCTCCGATTTATCCCGGCGCTGTTACGTACATACCTCCGCATCGTCTCTTTGAAGCATTCGTTGCAGGCGTAGCGGCCTGTCCTCTTCAAATCACCTACGTGGGCGTTGGCGGCTGTTATCGGGTGACCATGCACGCAAGCTGTACGATTCGGATCTCGCATGCTCTTACGCGCCGCTTCAAACAGCGCGATGAATTCAGGGCTGGAAACAATTGCCAGACGTTTCGCAGTCGGTGGTCGAAGCTGTCCAGTGGGAAGTGGTGCAACCCTCGCAGCAGCGCGGCGCGCAGCCTTCGCTTCCGCATACACAGCTTGCCGATAACACTTGTTGGAGCAAAATCTGCTGCGATGTTTTGGTAAGGGGTTACTGCAAAAGGCGCACGGGGGTTTAACCACCATGCACACTGGTGGCGGCAATGGCCTGCGTTGCGGACGGACAGATGCCCGCTGCACCCTGGATGCGATTGGCTTGCGTGTCTTGCGCGCGCCCGGATTATTGGCAGGCGCTGCACCCAGACCAAGCTGGTGGGCCACAATGCGCAGACGCATCAACATCATCCGGCAGTGGGGCGGTTTCATATTGAGTTCCGAAGCGCATTCGACAGAGTGAAAGCCTTGCCGCCAGTAGAGCGTAGCCAGCCGCAGTGCCTTGCCTGCGATGCTTCCATTGATAATCAACGCACTGTCCAGTCCTTCAATCTCTTCACCAAGCTTGCGAATGCAGGACGCATCACCACCGTTACGTTTAAGCGCAACAAATTGTTTACACAGATTTGTCAGCAAGGCTTGTTTACGCGGTAGCTGCGCTGCGAGGCTGGCTTCTGCACGCTTCAATCGTTCTGCATCCGTGCCGGGCTGCACTCTCCTGAAACCTGCGCGCAACTCCACATATCGCACGATCACGGCGCGTAACTGCGAATAATTCATCACCCAGGTGGGGGCCTCGTAATGGCGACCCTTGTTTAACTTGTCCTGTGTAAAGCCCATGCGGCCAAAGTCGCCCCAATCAATCCCGTTACTCTCCGCTTCGCCTTCAGCGTTGAAGGTAGCGTGTTGGACGGGCAAGTGGCGGCGCATGCCCACGTATTCATCGAATGGGCCAGCGTTGCGGGCGGGCATTGGCGGACACTTCGTGATAGGGATGAGCGAAGGTGCAACTCGTGCGGAGGCCATACTTTGGTGGGTGGCTGTTACAACCAATTCGTGGGCTGTTCCCACGCAACAACTTTGTTGCGATCCGATTTGGCATAGGGCTGTGCCACTACATGCAGGCCCAGAAACGTTTGCTGGTTGATTACCCAATTCACCAGGACGGCGAATTCGCTGTGTGGAAAACTGACGACAGCGCTGCACCGCTTTCCGTGGGACCTCACAGAAATGCGGTCATCGGTAACATCAAAACCAATCTCGCGAAGCCATGCGCCAAACGTTTCACGGGTTGTGGTGTCGGGTAGTGATCCAAACGTGATCCATTCTCCATTTGGCATGCCTCTGAAACTAACGTCACGCGGAAAGTTCGCCATTTATAAACCTCGTAATCATTTCCGGCAGGCCCCGTGGAACAGGTTCTTTCCACGGGCTGCCGTCGCGCGTTATGCTCGCGCAATATCGTTAGCCCGGATAGCTGTAAAGTTCCGCTTGTGCCGGGATCGTTCCTAGGTACACGCGCGCCTGCGCTGCTGCCAGCGTCACAACATCGCCAGCGCTGTGGCCGGGCACGGAAAGCAAAAACTTGATGGCAATTCCGTCGGCCTCGTTAACGGTGTTGTTGCGCTCAGCAATCTTGAATTTTTCTTTGGCGCTATCGTGAAGGTCCTTGAGCTGTTCTGACTGTTGCATTTTTCATTTCTCCTTTGTCTTGGGCATACCGTTTATCCGGTAGTTTTCAAACTCTTCAGGCGTGATTGGTTTGCGCGGGCCTTTGTGCGTGGTCGGGCGGGCCGCAACTTCGCGTGCATTGTGCTCGTGCCATTCCTTACTCTTAAACGGAAATGGGTTTCCACCTGTCGTCATTTTGGTTCCTCCTTATCGTTTCTCCGATGGCAATCTGCGGCCATCGGAATCAAATCGCAACACGCTGATTTCCCCAGAAGCGGGCCACGATGCTATTGGCTGCGGGAGCGGTAAGTCCTTGCGTTGGACTTTGGCTTGCCACGTCCTGCCGCCGCCACTGCTGGTGTAGCTGTCGGGTCGAAACGTTGTGATTTTCCTAGCCACGAAATTCCACTCCGCGCAGATATGAGGGACGTGGCATTCCAATCTCGTCCATTGCCTTCAAAAGATAAGTGGTGTGCTCTGCGAGTAAATTCCCTGATCGCATGGCGAGCAGTGTCGCGGAAAGCATTGCGGCCAGTACGCGGCCTCGCTCCTTCGGCAGCTTCGCGCAGGCTTCGTGAAGTTTCTTCTCACACAGCTTGTTAAGCGTTGCGTCTGTCATTATTGTTCTAACTCCCGTTTCACTTCCTCGAGATGCATCCGCACTAATCGGTACACGGGGCTGGTACCCATTGCTGCTGTGTTGGTGATGATTTTGGCCAGCGCCGCAGCCTTCTGTGCGCGCAGCTTCGCCACCGCCGCAGATAGCTCCGCATCACCCACAACAGTCAGGTCGCCGGGCGGCCCTTGCAGCCCCATTGGTCCAGCAGGCCCCTGCGGCCCCATCGGCCCCGGCACTGCACTGTCCGCGCCATCGCGTCCGTTGTTTCCATCCTTACCGGCAGGCCCCGGCAAACCGTCCGCACCCTTCGGTCCAATCACGCCTTGCGGCCCAGCCACAGTGGAATCGCGGCCTTGCAAGCCTTGCGGCCCCGGCGCGCCAGTTTCACCGCGTGCTCCGTCGCGCCCCGGCTGACCTTGCGGCCCAACGGTGCGCACCGGGTTAGTGGTGCCCTGCAAAATATCGCGGGCGTTCAGCAGCACGCCATCACCAGCTACCAGAAACGTTTCCCGCGTATCGGTCAGGTAGTAGATATCCAAAGGCTTGCCCACGGAGGGAAGCTTGTTCGATTTGGTTGCGATAAGCGCCATTACGAAACATCTCCGTCTTGCAACCACGCCGGATGCCCACCGGTCTGCGGGTGGCCAAATGTGTGATTACCTTTTGAATCGCACGAGTAGCTGTAGGTGTATAGATTTCCGTCTTTGTCCTTCGTGAAGGCTTGCGAGCCATTAGCACCCACCAGCGAGTGACCAAGCTGATTACCAACAGCGGAGGCCAATTCCTTGTAGGGATAGAGAGCAGGCACGCCCGATGAAGCCTGCTCGTAGGGATAGCCGAGAGTTTTGTCGGCCTTACTTCGCTTTCCAAACACGATGCCCAGGTAATTCTCGGCTTTGGCAAGCATCTGTTCGTCGCGCTCCTCTTGAGCAGCATCAGCGGCAATCTGTACACCAAGCCGTGCAGCGCGAGCGCGAAGGTCACGGTCGGCATCTGCGGCAATCTTGCGGCCAGCCACGACTGCGACACTTCGCCGGGCGCGGTCGCTGGCGGCTTGCAGCACCATTGGCGAATCTTGCGGTGTGCCGCGTGCGGCAGGGCGTTGTGCAGCAGCGCGAGCAGAGACTTGGGTAGCATCGCCGCCATAAGCCGGATAGGTCACGGCAGGGGCCACGTCGATTAAATCCACGTCCTTCAGAGTGCGCAGTGGAATGCTGCGGCCAGTTTCATCCTTCGTTGTGCTCCAATCATCACCACCGGGTGGCACCTTGAAAGCGAAGCTGCACTCGCTATGGTCGCCGCGCGTGACCGATGAATGCACCATCTGATGCATCGTGTTGTTCGGGTCAAGGATGCAGCGAAACAACAAGCCATCTTTGGAATCCTGAAGCTTCAGCGTTCCTGATTTCGTGCGACCGAGGATGTGATTCGGGTCATGGTTGAAAGTCGCCTTCACATCCGCGCCTTCGCGCAGGCTCCGGGAGAATGCTCCGGGTGCAACCTGCTCCATGAAGGCCCCAGCGGGGTCATTGATTTTGGTCGGTGTGTTGTACGATGCGCACCGGCCAGTCAATTCAAACTTGCCGGGCGCTTTTGATGCGCGCACTTCCGTGGCCTTCAGGGTGCCGCGCGTTTCGATTTCGTGAGTGATGATTGGCATGAGTACCTCCAATGTTTCTGCCGGATGTTTGGCCCTAATACACGCGCGGGTGTTTATCCGGGATGGCTTTCAGGCGCACATATTCGGCCACGATGCCGGGCGGGCAGGTTTCGCCGCAATACACTGGCGGATCTTTCTCGTAGCTGTTGCCGGTGAAATACATCACAGCGCCGGAAACGTGCTTGCAGAGGATGCACCACACGGAGTTGTCGCCGCTGGGCGGATGGGCAATCAGCCACTGCGTTTTCGCAGGCGGGTTGGTATTCTGCACCGATACGGGCGCGCCCACAGCAACACGCTTGAAGCTTTCAGGGAACGCTTCCAGCAGAAGTAGCGCCGTGCAATCGTCCACGCGCCGAAATGTTCGGCCAGTCGAAGTTACGATGATGTCCATATTTACTTTCCCTTCTCCGCCTGCGGCCTAAGCTGCAGCAACACCTTCAGAATTTCGGCTCTGGTTTTGTCACGCGCTTCCGGGTGCGCCGCCGCTTGCGCATCGAAGCGCTGGTGAAGCCGCCATAGCTTCACAGTAAGAGCAGCAAACTTCTGTTCCGTGATCATGGATTGATTTCCTGTTCTGGCCAGCATGGTGGCTGGCGCAATGGGATTTGGTTTCCGCTTCAATCAGGCAGTGTGCTGTTACGGGGCGCAGCAGGGCGCGGAGTGCTCTTTAGGAAACAGTCGCTCTCATTTATCCGACTTCAGTTTCGTCCCGGTTTCCTTACAAGGAACATTCGGAACACTCTCGGGGAGATCAAGGCTGAAATCCAAAAACGCAAGTGCGATGATGTGCGTTACAACCGTCGCACGGTTTTCGTTGGAAGCGAAAATCAAAAGAGGAGGCCCTACCCCTCTGCTATAAGCGATTCGTAATGAATAGCTTGCAGCCAACGTGCAGATGCACAGCATAGATCGCGGGCCGATGATGACAACACAGCACTTAGCATTTTGGGTAAGACCAATGGCTTCAACGAGCAGAAGTATGAACGCGCACGCGCGTATCCCGCGCGCGCCAGATATTGCAAACAACGATTCCGGGCCTGTTGTTGAAGGGATTTGACGATACCGCGCTGGTGTTTCCGGCCACCAAGGTTTAAACCGGGTAACCCAGCGCGGTGGCTGTGGGATTCACTTCGCCAGTGTGCCGATGTGCTGTGATGCCCGGCGCTGCAACGGCGGCTGGCGCTGGCGGCCAGACAGCGGGCTGGCGCACCGATATGGCCGCTTGGGTGGACGGACGGACAGACGCCGCCAGAGGAACGCGGACGGTCACTGTTGTCATTGGGTTTGTGTTGATGATTGATTGATTCGATTGATTAGGTGTGGACGTGGGTGTTGGTGTTGCAGGTGTCTACCGGGTTTTGTTTCTATCTGCCATTTTCCGAAGTGATGCCGATCGCTGCCAGAGCCGCTTCGTAATCGCGCCGGTTGTCGGCAGCGATGATCTGGCCTTGGACATAGAGACGGTGTTTCAGTTCCCGCGCAAGCTGGTTGTCAATGCGTTTTAACTTGCGCCGTAGTTCACCAACACTAGGAATCTTCTGCGCCGGTGACTTAGGTGCTGGTTTTGGTGTTGGTGGTTTCTTCAGCGATTGAACTTCAGTCTCTGCCTTCATAGGTCGCCAGCAGCGGCCTAGATGGAACGGGTGACCTTCGCAGATACTGCACTGATAGACGTGAAGTCTACGCCAGCTTTTGTCTCCAACGCCCCGTTTCTTAAATCGTTCGCGGGAATTCGCGAGAGCGGCCACAGCTTTGTCACGGGTTGCGTAAGGGATCTTGCCGCATCCGGTTTTCATCAGTCCTCCGAAAGCATCGCGCGGTGCAGACTGGAATTGAATCGAAACTTGCGCACCTGGGATGGCAGCGGCGCTGGAAGATATGGAACCAACGATCCATAGTTATGCTTCCGACCGCATGACGTGCAGCAGGGAGAGTTCTTAAAAGCCATCGCGGCTTCAAAAGTTTCAAACAGGTGCACGTCGGCAAAAACGCCATTGCATCTGTTGACGACCGCGTGGTTTCCGTCTCCGAAGATTTGGGAATTCTGCCAGAGTCGTTTTGCCAACGCGCGCCAGTCGGTAGTGACTATTGATGTTGCAGCCATGATCTCACCTCACTCACATCACCCGCGTGTTAACCCCTTCCCCCACACCCCTATCCAACCCAAAAACCAAAATACGACCGTAGATACAGACGTATATTCAGACGTAGATACAAATGCACATACAAAATGCATACTATGCAGATGCAGATAAAAGGCGCGTTTTCAAAAGCTGAAAACGCGCCCAAGCGGGTGGGTTGGGTTGGAGATCTATGGGGCTGCCGCCCCAAACCCCGCTCTCAGACAAAACACTAGGCATCACCTTTCGGGGTAAGGAAGCCGAAGCCCAGCGCTTCCGGGATACCGGCCCGAATCTGCGCAACGATGTGCCGTAGCTGTTCCGCATTCGGCGGCTCCGCCTGCACCACACGCTTGCCATCCTTGTCGAGGAAACAAATGGCCGGTATCGTTCCGGGTCTTGAATCTGCACGGGGACCCTTCGTTTGCAGGAATCTAACAGCTTCAGCCAGATTGTTGAGTTCTTCATCGGTGATGTTGGCGGCTTCTGCAGCATCGAATACTGGATGTTGGGCGACCCAAGCTCTCGCCACCATCAATTGGCTCTCGGTATATCCTGCAACCTGTGCAACTGAGATAGCTCCGCGGACACCTTCAAACAGGGCTTTGAAGTTTTGCTCTCTCCTGGCCGTCGCAATTGTCCGTAGGCACGGTGCTAGCGCTGCACGCTGTTCGGGTTTCACATCAGCCATAATCAGGCCGTCGATAATGTCCTCGGCTTTATCGAATATCGGATTATGCCCAGCGGTAGCTTCATCAAACATCCTCGCAGCTTCTCTGTTGGTGGGTTCTTTGGCTTTATCCCACCGAGCCCTGATGTTGTCTTTTGCGACGAGTGAGCGGTCGTTTCGTTCCTGCAAAACCGCGTCTATCTTGGAGTGCCGATAGAAGCCATCTTCCAACTTGAAAAATCTTTCCAGCGCATACCGAGTGTGCGCCTTATCATCTTCCGTGGTCGAGCCGACCATCGCGTAGAGCCTCGTCAAGTCGCCGGGCAGCGGCTTCTCGGTGCGATAGTAGACCCACAAACACATATCGTATGCGCCCCGCTCTCGCTGGGATAAATCTGCCGTATCGTTCATGTAGTCGTTGAGATAAAACTTAAACCACGGAAGCCCCTTCAATTTCTTGTTACTGTTCATAGTGCTCTCCTTGTTTTCAAAAATGTAATCGGCCATCCTGCTGTTCTTGTTCTTGAATCTTGATTGCATGTGCGTAGCCGCGTGGTAGGCTGCGCAGCCATGCCATCGCGTCCTCGGGGAGATCGCAGAGGTCGTGCAGTTGCAGTTGCGAAGCTGCATAGCACTGATTGTGCTGCGTGCCGAAGTTTGTCCATTCACCAAAAGCTTTAACTTCAGCACCCATCAACCACCCATGCACTGTAACGATTGGAGAGGGTGGATTCGCCGTTGCTAGGATGAAGGGCGCATTATCCTGATCGTCCGGATGTACGAGCAGATGTCCGCGACCATGTGGCGTGCCGCGCACCTGAAGCGTCTCTCCAACGTCCGGAATCTTGGTCGTAAAGTTGGGCGGAACCACGATCCACTTGGATAAGCCAACAACTGCAACCACAGCTATCTCGCTGTAAGCGCCGATAAGGTGCCCATCCTCTTTGAAACCATACTTAAGCTGACAGCCACGGATGGCTGCGTTCTTTATACGCAGTTCTGCCGCCCGCTCCGCCAGCTTCACCCCGGCCACATCCAGAGTGACTTCACAGCCGAGATTCAATGGTCGAAACTTCGCCGCGAAGGTACGCTCCACGACTTCGGTCATATTATGAATCTCGACTGTGATTTGTTCCCACTCGC